CGAGCTCCAGCCGGGCCGGAGTGGCTCGGGGGCGGGGGGGGGGAGCCGATGACCATGTTTCCGTATCGGTCTTTGAGGCAGACGAGGCGGCCTACAAGGGCCTCGAGCGCAAGGGCGGCGGCCCGCTGCGCGTGCGGCCAGGCGCAGGCGACGGACAGGGCGCGGTCGCGCTGCTCGCTGCGCTCCTCGACGGGGTAGGCAAGGCCCGCCAGATGGACGGTCGAGACGCCGGCGGAGAAGCTGGTGCGGTTGGTGCGCAGCTGCGTTTCGGACAGGCGCATCTCGAGCCAGACGCCGGTCTCGAGGTCGCAGATCATGTTGGTCTCGGGCAGGATCTCGACGGTATCCGAATTGGACACGCCGTAGTTATCGCTTTCGTCGTAGCATCCGCGGACGCGGTAGGTGACGGAGCCGATGCTGGTGTTGTCGATGTACTGCTTTTGGACGGTGCGGGCGATGGCCACGCCGTCCCGCTCGATCAGGTAAAAATCATAACTGCCCGCGGTCTGCCAGGTGAGCGCGGCCTCATGGCCGGCGGTGACGGTCATGGTGATGGCCTCGCCCTCGGTGTGCGAGATGGGCAGCGCGGCCGCAGACCACTCGGACCACATGCCGTACTTGTTCTGCACGCGGACGCGGACGGTGTAGCTGCCGTCGGCGAGGTAGACCGGCGAGCGCCAGGCCTTTTCCGTGCCGTAGACCGTGCCGGAGGCATAGCCGCTGGACAGCGTCAGCTGATAGGCTTCCTGCTCAGAGGTCTGCCAGGTGATGCGCGGGCGCGGGCCGGTGGACTGGATCACGATGGACGGTGCGGACGGGGCGTTGATAGCGATAAACTCGGCCTTTTCGCTCCACGCCGAGGCCGTGCCGTCGGTGTTGTAGGTTCGCACGCGCCAGTATTTCGTCCCGCTCGTAAAGGTGTTCGCGGGCACGTCGTAGTACTGATTTTCTCCGGTGACGGTCGCGAGCGTGTTCCAGGTCGTGCCGTCGGCGGACCATTGCAGATCCGCCTTGCTCTGCGGCGTGCCGGTGGAAATGATGTGCTGCCAGCTAAAGCGGTTGACGATGGTGGCGTCGATGACGATGCCGGATGGGGAAACAGGCTTGGCCGTCGGGGTGACGTCCGTGGTCGTGATCTCCTGCCATGCGGACGTTGTTGTCGTGCCGCTGTTCGCCGTCACCTTTACGCGCCACTCGATCGTCCCGGACGGGAATGTATTTGCAGGGACTGTGCAGGCGGTTGTCGCGCCGGAGACGCTGATCGTGTTTGAGGCGCTCGCATTTTTGACGCGCCACTCGAAGACGGCGGAGGTTTGCTTTATCTCTGCGAAGCAGACCTGTGAGTCGGCTGTGTCATCGTCACAGCGCCATGTAAACATATTTTTTTCAAATCTGTTTACAAAAGCGCCGGCTGTCGGAGCAAACCCATCCGCTGTTATCCCTACAGTGTCGTCCGAATACTCGCACACCAACGATGGCTTCCGTGTTGACTTTGCGCCGAATATAATCGCCTCGCTTGTCCCTGATTCTCCTCCTCGAAGCGCGACCACAAAGCCATTTCTTATTCCTTGCTGCAGTTCTTCTTTTTTTGATTTGTAATTCTTCAGGTCAAAAACTGCATTTAGCTGTATTATTTCATTCAGATCCGTCCAGTTTCCGTTTGCTTGCTCCGAGACCCCTGTGAAGGTCTGGTATATCTCAGGCCTTGTCGCATATGTCATTGCATCCGCATCAAATTGACTCGCCAACGCATTTACATATGTCCAAATCCCCTTGTATGTAGCGTCGCTTTCTGCTGTTGGCTGTGCATAAAATGCAAGCGTTACTTTTGTTACCCGTTTGAACTTGTATGTGTCGCCCGGCACAGGGAAGTTGATATATACGTTATCCCCTCGCTTAATGTTTCCCGCGTCTCCTGTAAACGGCTCTACGAAGAATTTGTACTGTGTAAGATCCGAATAGTTTGTGTTCGGGTGGTTCTTCGCAACTGCTGTCGAGCCGCTTGCCTGCACTGTAAACGTCGGCATTTACTTCGCCCCCATTCTGGTTGTGATCCTGGCGTTTTTGGCGATGCGGAGGATGGTGTCGAGGTCTTCGACGTGGTCGACGTAGACGGTGGTGTTGTAGGTATCGCCGGAGGTGTAGCGGGTCTCGCTGGCCGTCTGGATGCGGCTGCCGGACGGCAGATAGATGCGTTCCGGGCCGTTTTCGTTGACCCGCGTGAAGCCGCCGTACCAGTTGTCCGTGCCGGCGGCGTTGCCGCCCAGATACCGCCTGCGCCATTCGTCCTCGGTGATACCGAGGGTCGACGAGTCGCCGCGGGCGACGGCCTCTTCGTAGGCCTTTGAGAGGTCGGACGCGCTCTGGCCCCACTGCTGCTCGTTGTAGCTGTCGAGCAGGTTCTGGTAGTTGTTTCCGTTGCCGCTGCTGTATCCGAAGCCCAGCGCATGCTTCATCTGGCCCCAGCCCTCGCTGATGTGGCCGGTGCCGAAGTTGATGACGCCTTTGAGCAGCTCCGCCGCGTCGGCCATGAGCGCCATGACCTTTGCCAGCGGCTGCAGCGCCTTGGTCAGCGCCGGGACGCGGTTGTTGGATAGGTCGGACATGGGATTGAGGATATCGCCGACGGTCTCAAGCAGCATGCCGAAGGCGTCGACGATGCCGGAGTCCTTGATGGCCTTGCCGCCGTCCTTGACCATGGTGGTGACGTCGCCGTAGAATTCTTCGAGGTACGGGGCAAACTCGACGGTCAGCTGGTTTTTGACGCCCTCCTGCGTCTTCTGCAGGCGCTGATAGGCGTCGTCGACCGCTCCGAGTGCGGAAAGCGCCTCGTCGTCGAGCACGTAGCCCATGTTATGGGCTTCGTCAGCGTAGGCCTTGAGGGTTTTCGACCCCTGGATGATCAGCGGATTCAAATCCTGCGCGGAGCGGCCAAAGATGTCCATGGACATTGCGTCCCGCTCTGTCTCGTTCTTGACTTGGCCGAGGGCGTCGATGGTCTCATAAAAAACGTCGTTCGCGCTGCGCATGCTGCCGTCGGCATTGGTCACGGAGACGCCCAGTGCCTCAAAGGATGCCTTCGCATTGCCCGTGCCGTTCATCGTGTCCTGCATGTTGTTGGTCAGCTTTGTCAGGCTTCCCTGCAGGGTGTCGACGGATACGTCGATCAGCTCGGTTGCGTAGGAAAACTCCTGCAGCTGGTCAGTCGTCTGGCCGGTCTGCATGGAGAGCGTGATGATGTTGTCGGCAAAAGACGCAGATTCCTTTGTCATGGAGATCATGGCCTTTTCGACTTTTACGATCGCCGCCGCGACGGCAGCGAAGCCGCCAGCCAGCGCCAGAGACGACGCGTCAAGGCTCCCCATGGCGTTCATGGAGGACTTCATGCTGTCCGGCAGCTGGATGCCGAGCTTGGACGTCAGGCCATTCACCACGTCGCCGAGGTTGCCCATCTCCTTGCTGGATTCCTCAATTTTTTTCTTGTTTTCGTCGAATTGGTTGTTGAGGTTGTTGAGGTCGGCCTCTGCGTTGTTGAGGCTTGTCTGCCACTGCATGGTGCGCTTGTCTGCCTCGCCGTATTTCTCAGCGGACTGCTGCAGGGCGGCACGCAGATACTCGATCTTTTCGGTCTGCGTGGATATTTTTCGCCCGAGCACGTCGTTTTTGGCGCTCAGCGCCTCGACGCTGTCGGCGTTCTGCGCGTAGGCGGACTGCACCTTGCGCATCTCCGAGTTCAGGACGTTCATACCGTTTCCGATCTCGGAAATGGCCTGCTTATATTCTTTCTCGCCCGAAAGCGTAAATCTTGTGTTGATGTTTGGCATATTACGTGCCTCCGTTGATGTAGGCCGAGAGGCTCTGCGGCGCTTCCGGCTTTTTTGGCGGCTCCAGCGCGTCCAGCAGGAGCGTCAGGCGGTGCGGGCTCATGGTCTTCCAGAAATCCCGCTCCGGCAGGCGCAGCCGGAACAGCCACATGGCGAGGAAGCCGGGGAAATCAAAGCCCAGCTGCTTCGGTTTCCCCGGCGGTGTCAGTTTTTTTCGTCTTCCGACGTTTTTTCACCGGGTGCTTCCTCCGGCGGTGCGACTGCGGCCTGTATCAGCGGATAGATCCGCGTCCCGGCCTCGAGCGTCTGGTGCATGGTGAGCTTCCGGCCCAGCTGCTTGCTCGTAAAGCGCAGCGGAAGGCCGTTTTCGTCGGTGATGCCCTGCGTGTCTGCGGCGTCGGTCAGCATGGCGGCCAGGAAGGCCAGCGTGCTTTTGAGGCCGTGCACCGTATTCAGCGCGCGCAGCAGATTTCCGTCGTATTCGTCCTGCACGTCGGCAAGGACGTTCATGTTGCAGGAGAGCCGGTAGACCCGGCCCTCAAGTTCATAGTCGACGGTGTTGAGCTTGGTCGTCTCCATCAGGTCTCACCCAACTTTCCCTTGATCCAGGCAACGGCCTCCGCCGCGGTGTCGACGGTCTCGGTCTCGAGCAGCAGCTCGTCGGTCGAATCGTCTGCGAGGAATTCGCCGGTCGTGGTTGGCGTGTTGAACTGGATGTTCTCGCCCTTGGTCTGATAGCTCATCGAGGGCGGGCCGAACAGCGCTTTCGGAACCCAGATGCAGGTGTATTTTGTCACGCCGTCGATCTTATCCGGCGCGTAAAAGCCGACGCCGACATAGTTCGCGATGTCTTTTGCCGAGAATTTCAGATTTTCCTTGCTCGTATCGGATGTGCAGCCGTAGAGCATGGCCTGTGCGGTCCTTTTGATGTACTTGACAGCCAGCGAGATCGTGCCGCCGGTGGCAAGCTTGATATACTCGGCAAGCTTGGATTCCGCGTACAGGCGGCCCTCGGCGAACTTGAGTTCCAGCTGCGCGCTCATGGCGTCGCCGACGTCGGTCGGCTCTGTGTAGGTCACGGTGCCGGACGTGTTTTTATACTTTCCCGCCCGGATGCCGCGTAAGTCAAAACTAGGCATTTATAATAGGCCCCTTTCTTTCAGCTTTTGTGTAAGGATTTTTTCGAGCTCCGCGTTTACGCGCTTCTGCGCGTTTCGGACGCCCTTGGTCCAAAAATAAGTTCCTGTGATCTGCCCGTACTCCTTCGCGCGGCCGTAATTCAAAACAAAAAGCACGGTCGCCCTGCGCGTTCCGTGCTCGTTTTTGCCGACTGCGGTGATGGAGATGTACGGGTCTCCGTTTTTGTCGCGTTTGATGGTTTTGCGGTATTTCACGCTGGATGCATATGCCTCGGTCTGAAACCCGCTCGCCTTTACCATTTTTTGCAGTTCCTCGACGATGATATCCCCGGCAGCGTACAGGAGCTCCTGCTGCATGTCCTCATCAAAAACATTCGCTTTCTGGAGCGTGGCCATGAGCTCGTCGACACCGGTGATGGAGATGTTAGCCATAGGCTGCGCCCTCCGTTTCGGCGATGAGCGCGATCTGCGTGCGGCCCGTCTCCTTGTCGTAGGTCTCCATGTCGACGGTAGCAATGTAGCCTGCGGCCTCCAGCGCGGCTTTCGTGCGCTGGAGCAGAGCGGCGGCAAATCCCTCGGCAAAGATGGAAACGGCGTACTGCACTCCGGTCTCGGCCTCTCCGCCCTCGGCGTAGAGCTGCCCAGACTGTCCGAGCAGCTGATAGGTGATGTAGGTTTCTTCTCCGCCCTTGTATGGCGGGTGGCAGACCGGGACGCCCAGGTCTGCCAGCGCCTCATAGATCATCATGCGCCGTCCCTCCGTTTGCAGGTCAGCTCTACCTCTTCCGTCTCCGCGCCGTAGCTGCGGACTACGTCAAAGACGTCCGAGCCGCAGGTAATCTGCTGCTCGCCGCCGTACTCCGCGCTGTGCATGCGGAAAATTGCGTCCGTGCGCTTGCCGGCTTGCGCGGCCTGGTAATACTCAGCGCGGTTTACGGACTTGCGGGCGGCCCAGACGGTTGTCTCGCGTTCGAGCTTTTCGGTGGTCTGCCCGCTCACGATGGGGTAGGACAGCAGGCGCAGCGTGATCTGGGTGTCAAAGATCACAGCACGCGCCCCCTTCCCCGGTGCTCGGCGAATAATCGTCAGACAGGCCCATCGCATCGCGCAGCTCCTCAAAGCACGTCTTCCATTCGTCGCCGCGGCCGCAGAAATCATGCTGCCAGCGGACGAAGGCTCGGACGGCGTCTTTGACCAGCGGATCTTCGCCCGCTCCCTCCGCGCCCGCAAGGTGCAGGCGCAGGAGGCAGGCGTCGATCTCGTCGGCGAGCTCGTCGTCAAGGGCGTTTGTGGTCAGCCGCAGGGCGGTTTTTGCAACGTTGATCAAAGTCAATGGTTATCCCTCCCTGTTGGCCGCGCTCCGTCAGGCTTTCTTCTTGGTCAGCGTGACGAGGCTGTTGACGTCGGCGCACGCGCCGTCGGCGATCTCGATGGCCTTTGTGACCTCGTCGTCGGTGTCCTCGTCGGTGTAGCGCTTTACCGTCATGCCCATGTTCTCGTTCCAGAGGTAGTACGCCGGATCGAACATAAAGGCGAAGACGGTGTCGGCCGTGACCGACGCCGCAAAGGCCGGCAGGTAGTCGCCGGTCAGGATGACCTCGCGGCCGAGGATGTAGTTGACGGGCTTGCCGTTGATGCCGTAGTTGACGCGCGCGACGGGCTGGCCGTTGTTGTCGACCATGCCGACGATCTGCGTCTCGAATGTCTTCTTGGACATGAACCAGACTGCGCCGTCATATGCCTGCGGCAGCGCAGCTTCGGCCTTGCACAGATCCTTGTAGGTCAGAGCAGTTGTCGCGGCGGCAATGTCGATGTTCTGGCCGGTCGGGGCGGTCTCCGCAAGGATTCCCTTCGGCTGGCTGGAACCGGTGCCGTTGATGATGGCCTGCTCCTTCGCCTTTACCATCGCATTTGCGACGTTCCGGACAAACTGTGCCTCGAACATCGGGTACGCCATGATAGAAACTTCCAGCGACATGGAGATCGCGCAGCGCAGCTTGTGGTACGCAAAGACGATCTTGCCGGTCGAAGTCTTCTGTTTGTCGGAGCCCTCACCCTCGGCGACCCAGGAGGCCGTCGGCTTGGCCGAGCTGGTCGGGACCTGGACGCCGCCCGCGTAGGACGTGTGTGTTACGCGCGGCAGGATCATGCCGATAGCTTCCATCTTCTCGTAGATCTTCTGGATGGTCGTGGTCGGGATGACGCTGCCGACGTCGGTTGTCTTGGTGTTGGCGTCCACATTGGTCAGCTCCGCCGGGATCTTCTTGCCGGTCAAAACGTAGTTCATGAAGGCCCGCTTGTACTCGTCGGTGTCGTACCGGTCGAGCACGTCCGGAGTCTTTGCCGTGCCGGACAGGTCGACGGACTGTGCCGCCGCAGCCGGTGCCGCAACCTTCTGGCCTGCAAGCGCGTTGAGGTTCGCCTGGATCTTGGCTTCCTCCTCAAACTTGGCGTCGAGGGCCTCGACTTCCTTCATCTTGGCCTGCGCCTCTGCGGTCTTGCTTTCGTCCAGCAGCTTCTGGGCGTCGTCCATGAGCTTCTGGCGCTGGATGTTGTAAATTTCCTTCGTCATTTCAATTCTCCTTTGAGTTTTAAAAATTTCAGTTTTGCTTCTGCCTGCGCCCGTTCGGGCATAAAAAAATCAGGCTCTGCGGCCTGACCTTTTAAAAAGTTTTCCGCGCGCCGGAGCGCGTCTTCGCTGAGCATGCCGGAATAAAAATCCGCCGCCAGCGGTTTCTGGCCGTTATCCGGCTGCATGACGCGGTCGACGAGGCCTAGCTCGACGGCCCGATCTGCCGTGACCCACGTCTCGGCGTCCATCATGGCGGCGATCTCCGCTTCCGGCCTGCCGGTCTTGGCGACGTAGGCCGAGATAATGGCGTGGTTGGCGTCGCGTAGAACACCGGCGGTGTGCTCCATCTGGCGGTAGTCGCCGTCGGCGCTGGACTGGACGTTGTGGATCATCATCATGCCGGTCGGCGTCATCTCCGACTCGCCCGCCATGGCGATGATGGACGCGGCCGAGGCCGCAAGGCCGACGATGCGGATGTGGACGCCGCCCGCGTAGTTGCGCAGTGCGGTATATATCTCGCTCGCGGCGAAGATCTCTCCGCCGCCGGAATTGATCTCGACTTCGGCCCGCTCGCCGTTTCCCTTGGCAAGCGCGTCCGCTACGGATCTCGGGCTCGTCGCCTCCATTCCGTAAAACTGATAGAGGCGGTGCTGATTGCTGGATACGATGGGCCCGCGAATGCTGATCTTCATGCGGTTTCATCTCCTTTCTGCGTGGTGTTCCGGTCGACCGGCTGCGTGTCCAGCCTGCGGATCGGCTTGTCCCCGCCGTCGACCGGCGCGAGGTTGAATGCGCGCCGCCATTCGTTCGGCGTCAGCGCGCCTCGGTCGACCATCTGCAGGAGGTTGAGCTTGGTCGAGGTCGAGGCGAAGTCCCACGCGGACGCCTCAAAGACGATGCGGTTTCCGCAGCCGCGCTCGCGCCGGGAGAATAGCTTGCGGGTGTACTCGCCGCTGAGCTGCTTCAGCACCGGCTCGATCTCGGCGTCAAAATAGGCGTTCTGCTCATCCTCTGTCGCAATGGATGTGACGATGTGCGGGTTGGTATTGAACAGGGCATAGATGCGCTGCGTGGTCTTATCCATCTGGGCGGCATTCGGGACGTAGTCCTTGGGGTCGATCTGCTTGGCCTCGGCCTTTGCGTCGACGGCCGCGACGCCCGTGCCGTTAGTCACGTTCAGAAAACTGTCCGCGAAGTCCTGCGCGCGCTGCTTCACGTCCTCCGGGCGCATGGACGCGGCGAACATCAGCAACCAGCGAATCACGGCGCTGTTTCGGATGGCCTTTACAATGCCCTGGTCCGTCGTGGTGACGATCTCCATGAGCGGCACGATGGCCGGGGCGATGGGGTCGCCGAAGATGTCGTTTTCGTAGAAATCCCCGCGCAGGTGGATGATGTCGTCATAGGCAAACGTCAGCACATTGCCGTTCTGCATGTAAAATTTCAGGTACAGATTCCCGCCTGCGTCGTAAACGGCGTCGGCCTGCATGGCCGCGACCGGGAAAATGGCGTTCGGCAGGCCGTTTTCATCCCGGAGGATCACGGCGAAGGCGTTGTTGTTGAGGACCAGCTGCGCGGCCAGCTTCTCCTGCAGCAGCTGGCCTGTCATGTACTGGTTCGGTTCCTCGAGCAGGAACCGGATATACGGCTCCGGATTTACGGCGATCTTCCGCGTCTGGGCGGTGATGGTCTCCCGGATGTGCTTGGCCGTCAGCTTGCCGATGGCCTTGATCTTGGGCCGGATGCAGGCGCGGACGATGTCGGACTGATACATTTTTCCATTGTAGCTGTAAAAGCCATTCCCGCGCTCCTGCACCATCTGGACGGTCGAGACGCGTTTGGTGGTCGTGATATTCGTCAGGAGGTTTTTCAAAAATCCCATGTTGTCACTCCTAGAGCATACTGGTGTATTCCGCTTGCTTCTGGTCGTAGATCGTGTAGGCGTCGAGCAGGGCCGCCGTGCCGTCGATGCGGCGCGTGGACTTGCTCGTTTTGTGCGGCTGGATATTGCCGTTTTTGTCCTCGTCATAGGCGGTGTTTGCGAGGTTCCACTTGTCGATCGGGTGGTTGTTGTAAATAATGCGCTTGGATTCCAAGTCGTTCCCGCAGCGCTTCATGGGCTCGGACAGGGTCTTGACACCCTGATGCACGGCGATCATGGCCTCGGCCCCGAAATAGTCCGCCATGCTGTCCACCCAATAAGACGCAGACCACGCATCATACCCGATAAAGGGGATAAAAATATCGAGGTCTTCCTGCACCTCGATGAACCATGCTTTGACGTCCTCATAGCGGATCTTGTTGCCCTCGGACAGGCGGAGCAGCCCTCGCTCATGCCACTTGTCGTAGGGGATCTTGTCCTCCGTGACGCGCTTTTCCAAAAGGTCCTGCGGCAGCCAGTACATCTGCAGCACAAACAGGATCTCCGGCAGCTCCGGCACCTGGAACAGGACCTTCGCCGCCGTCAGGTCAGTGGTCTTGGAGAGGTCCGCGCCGCCGATGCCGTATCGCGGGTAGGAAAGCACGCGCTCCTGCGTCTTGCCGTCCGCCATGTAATGCTGCCAGATCAGGCGGCGGTTTTCCCTGTCGAGCTGGAAGGTGTCGCGGTTGTCGAGCTGCTCGAAGTTGAGCCAGGCTTCGCTGGAGGTCTCGCGGATGTTGAAATCCTTGCAGACGAGGTTTCGGACGAGGGCCGGGTTTTTCTCCGCCCGCTCGACCCGCTCTTTGAGGGCCGTGTAGCTCTTGATCGTCCCGAGGCCCGGATTTGCCTTTTTCCAGCAGTCCGGGTCCGTCCACTCGCTGCGCTTGTCGAGCTCGTAAATAAACGCGATCCGGCGCGGGTCGTGGTACCCGTCCGGATCTTCGTAGCCGTTTATGATTCGCTCGGCCTCTTCGTATTTTTCGTCGTAGATGTCTTCTCGAATGGTGCCGGCTGTGGAGGTGATGAATCGCAGTGGCTGCGCGCGGGCCTGATCGCCGTCGGCAATGATGTCGTACAGCGGTCTGCCGTTTTTCCACTGATGGATCTCGTCCATCATGGCCCCGTGGATATTCAGGCCGTCTAGCGTGTCGCTGTCAGAGGACAGCGGCTTGAATACGCCGTCGTTATAATCGCTGTCCACCTCGCCGACCAGACAGCGCGTCCGTTTGCGCAGCGCCGGTGATTTCTGCACCATCCGCTTTGCTTCCTGCCAGATGATCTTCGCCTGGTCTCGCTTGGTCGCGACGGCGTAGACCTCTGGGCCAGCCTCGCCGTCTGCCAGCTGTAAATACAGGCCGACGCCGGATGCCAGCAGCGATTTGCCGTTTTTCTTGCCGACGATGAGGACGGCCTCGCGGTACTGGCGGTTTCCCTCGATGTCGATAAACCCGAAGACAGTCGCCAGCAGCGCCTTTTCCCACAATTCCAGCTTGACAAGCTGGCCGCCCGCCTTGCCCTTGGAGTGGTGGCAGTAGTTTTCAAAAAATTCTAGGACGTGGTTTGCCCGGCGCGGGGAATAATAAAACTCGGAATCCGCGTTTTCAAGCTGCGCGACCACATGTCTGTAGGTCTTCTGCACCTTGAGACTGACGACTTCGCGGCCGTCCTGTATGGCCTGCCAGTATTCGAGGATTGGGTTGTAGGTCGCCGGGTAGCGCGTGAGTTTCATTCCTCGTCACGCTCCCGGACAAAGCTTGCAAAGCCGTCGTCCTCCTGCTTCGGCGCGGTGTCCGGCTTCGGCAGGAGCGCCGTGAGCTGCTTGATGATCTTCTGGTAGTTCGCGTTCGTGGAGTTGTACGCCTGCCCGATCGGCCGGGCGCGGTCATATGGCTCCAGTCGCTCCGACTGCTGAAATTTCTCTGTCCAGCCGTTTTCCCGCAGGTCGTCTGCCATGTCCTCGCACTCGATGCGCATAAAGGCCGCCTGATCGATGAGGCCTGCGACAGTCCCGGCCGCTTCCTTCGGCAGATTCCGGTAAAGCTTTTTCAGACGCGCTTTCTCCGCGCGGATCCTCTGTTCTTTGGTCTTTTCACGCTGATTCGCCACAGAAAACGCCTCCTTTTTGCGTGATTTTTGCCTCCTGCTCACGCGTGCGCGTGGATTACTTATCGCCGCTTCAAAGCAGGGGGGCCTCGCGAACGGCCTGCGTATTCTTCCGAGGTAGGGCGTGCGGTGATCTAGCCGGCGCCCCGGCCTCGCGCGACGGGGGGGATCGGGTCGCCGGCGGCGTCGAAGAAAATTTTTTGCGTCAGAGATCTTGTGACGCCGTGCCCGTCGAACTGATCGTGACAGTCTTTACAGACGTACTCGAGGTTGGAGTAGGACAGGCTGACGTCCGGGTCGGTGATGTTGTCCGGTGTCAGCGCCCACTTGTGGTGGACGATGTAGCCCGGCTTGTCCCGGCACTCTTCGCACAGCCCGCCATCGATGGTCCGGCGGAACTTGATATACCCGGCGCGGCATTTCTTCCAGCGCCCGGACGCGTAAAAGCGTGCGGCCCATGGCTGCATCCTGTTCCCTCCAATTCTTCACGCTATCACTGTAGCACAGATTTTAGGCTCTGTTAGCTCAACTTTTGCGGTAGCCCATTGCCCGCGCTGCCTCGTAGACAAAGCGGCTGTACATCCGCTTGGCCGTGGATGTGCTCACGTGTACCTGTCTGGCAGCGGACTCCAGACTCTCGCGCGGCCAGATCCACGTATGCAGGCGCACGATCTCCAGCACATCGCCGCCGTCCCGCCATGTCTGCACGGTGTTGATGGCGGACTGGATCGCCGCGTAGTCCTCGTACTCCCGTGAGGACAGGACGCGCACCGCAATGTCCTCGACGGCGCGGCCGGAGGATTGCCCGCCTGGCTGCGAGGAATATCCCGGCGTGATCTTCTGCCGGCTCATATCCCGAACCTGTCGGCTCAGTTTCGGGTATTCGCCGATGGTGCGGCAGACATTTCCGTACCACCAGTATCTCGGCTTTGACACTTTCCCACTTCCTTCCTGCTTCGTTCTAAAACCTTACGCATATACAAGGTTTAATTTAAGCGGCTCCCGTTCCGCTTGTGCTCTGATCTTGGGTCGACTACATACTTATAATATTGATACCCGTACTTTGTCGTCCGGGCCTCTACGAGGACGTAACCTCGCGGGGCGACGGGCGGATGCTTGGGGCTGTACTCGCGCACGGCCTCGGTCGCAGGTTCCGGCTCCGGCCGGACGCAGCTGCGGCTGGCCTTGTACCGGTGCCCGCCGAATTCCTTTTTCCAGTGGCCGTGCAGGTAGTCGGCCAGCGCCTTATAATCCCGGCCGTGGTCGACTTTGTTTCCATTTTCGTCCATGTAATAGTTGTGTTCCCGTAAGTGCCGAACCTCGATCACGCTGCCGAGGCCCCAGATCCTGCCGATCTCATCCTCCGGAATGCCGTCCGAGATCATGTGCAGATGGAACCGACTCGTCGACTTGCCCTGCCCGTAGACAATCACGATCTTGGCGTTTGGGTATTTATATAGTAGGCGGCGATAGAATCTGTTCCGAATCTGCCGCATTTCGGCAGCAGTATGTACCTCGTTCTCGGCGTCGAGCGTCAGCGTGGAATACAGGCTGGTCGGGCCGAAGTTGGCATTGACGAGCGCTTCCAGTTTCCCCTCGGAGATTTTCCGGTTGAATTCGTCCTGCTCTTCCCGCGTCTGGAACCGCGGCTTCTTCGGCCGGCTGGTCTTCGGATCCGTGCCGCCCGCCACCGTGTACACGATCTGCTCGCAGACCCTCCCGGAAAACTTCCGGCGCTTGTGTCTCTTCACCATAGTCTCAGTTCCTCCCATCTCTGCCCGCTCAAAGCGTGGCCGGAAATTCCGGCCATGCGTTCAACTGGCAGTCCCTTCTTCTGTGTACCCGCACGCCGTACACGTACACGTATCTGTCTTTTCGTCCCAGCGGCAGCAGCCCACAGCCCAACATTCCGGGCAGATTGGCCACGGGCCTTTTTTTCCGGCCGGATCTGGACCCGGTCCGATTGGTGTCTCGTCTCGCAGTGTAGCCGGAGACTTCGGCCACATTTCGTCAAGCAACACGTCTATCCTGCTTTTCAGGCTTCGCAGCTTAAAAAACACCAGCACGCCCAGCGCGAGCCACTCCAGCGCGGCGGCAAGGCTCAAAATCTCAATGATCATTTTCTTCTCCTTCTATTCCTTCCATAGTCGCTTGGCAGTATTGGCAGCGGCTCGGCAGGCTCTTCCTCACGCCGCCCTTTTTCCAGACTTCGACGTGCGGCTTCTGCGGCCTGCCGCAGGCCGGGCAGCGGTAGACGTGGAAGATATCATCCCAGCGCCACCAATTCCCGGTGCGGCGCAACTGCTTCGCCGCGTTTTTAAGCAGCACGGCATAGCAGTCCGGTACATCCTCCGGGAACCAGCCTGCGATGGGGCCGCCGCTCAACAGGCACTTGTCGCAGTCGTCCGCCCTGCACGCCTCTATCGCCTGCATGATCTCCGTAAAACTCATATCTTTTTTGCCGAGCAGCAGCGCTTCCTGGCGTTTTTCTTTTCTGCTCATTCCTGTGCCGCCTCCATTTCCTTGCGCTCTTGCATAAACCCGTGCAGGAACAGCTCCAGCAGAGCGGCGGCGCGGTTGGTCAGATTTGTGAAATCCTTTTTGCTGATCTGCAGTTTGCCGGTCGTAACAACCTCAGTTTCCGGTCGACCAATAATCTGAATTGTCGGATTAGGCACCAGCTTCTTTGCACCGTCCGTCCCCACTTCGAAGAGCGGCGGCGTGGACTGCTCCATGACGATACGCGGCGGGTATTGCTCGCCGCGGAAGCTGGTATCCCATTGCTGTTTTTCGTAGTATGCGACAAAATTGTCTAGGTCGTGCGCAAACGCGCCCATGATTTCTGCCATTTTGATACTCCCTTCAAATTGTGATGATCTCCCGCCTCGACTGGCGGGTGAATTTGCGTTCCGGGCAGAAGCGGCATTCGGTGCAGCTCCAGGCGCCGCGGTAGTTGTTGCGCGTCGGGCAGAAGGCGTTGTAGCAGATCCCGGAGCCTGCCCGCTGCGGGCCGCGGCCGAATTTTTTCTTCTTCGGTTCGGCTTTTGTCTTTTTGGCTGGATCCTTCTTGGTGACGAGCGTGGCCGCGCGTTCTTTCCGGAAGCAGCCGCAGCTCTTTGCATGCCCGTTCCGGAGGTATTTCCCGTCTTTGCTGCAAATGGTCCCGCATTTACACTGGCAGATCCAGTGTGCCGTGTCTCCTTTTTTGCTGGTATCCCGCCCGATGACGTGCAAATATCCAAAGTCCATGCCCGTCAGGTCGACTACGTGTGACATTTCCATTCTCCTTTCGTCAGGGGCCGGTCTCCCGGCCCCTATGCAGGGCGGACTTGCACCGCCTGCGCCTGCGCGTCCCCCTGTCGCCGCAGACGAGCTGCCCTTGTCTGCTCAGGCAGCTTTCCATAAGGGAGGTAACACGATGCCGCCGGGCAATCTTGACACCCGGCGTGGGGTAACGTTGACGGTTCCCATCCGCGCGCACGTTCCACACGCGCTTTTTATCCCCGGCCCGCGGGCTTGAGGTTTCGCGGGCCGGGTGCAAAGCCGGGGTGATCCTCCCGCAGCCGTCTCATGGCGGAGCGGCCGCGGCATAAGTCCGAAAAAATATGGTCCCCGGCTGATTGCTGACATCAATCCTCTGGCTGTCTGATGTCTTTGTTCCGCAGCCCGTCGGCGCTTCGGCAGCCCGCATGCCTCGCGCGGGCTGCTCTCGTTTTTTCTTCCGGCATGTTTAAATCTCCTGTATGTCGATCCCAAATTTTGACCGCATGAATTTGCGGTTGCGCAGATACTCCTTTGTCCGCGTCGGCTTGGACTTCACATCTTCGACGACGAGCTTGCCGCCGAATCGGTACGAGAAGTCCGCCGTGTACCGGACCGCGCGGATCCGCTCCCCGGTCTCTGTCACATAAGATTCCTGCAGCGTGAATTGCGGCTGCAGCCGCAGGTCTGAGATGATCCCGCCCCGCAGCATGCCCATCAGCTCGTCATAGCGCCGGGCTTCCTTCCGGCTGGCGAAGCGCAGCTCGCCGCGCGTATCCTTCCGGCTGCCGTACTTCGTCTTCCCATGGCTCTCCTTGTGAAGGGGATCTGGCGCCGCAGCGCCTGATAGGTCGAGCTTCTGCCTTGCATAAAGCTCCCGCATCCTCGGCGGCATGTCCGCCATGGATTCAAACCGCAGCCCGCTCATTCAGTCGCGCCCTTCTTCTCGCCCCGACTACAATAGTCATCCGGGCTGACGTTGAGGATGTCATGCAGACAGCACCAGATTCCTACCTGCTCCCCGGTGTGAGCATTAACGGTTGGCCTCACATATTCACAGCTTGCACACCGCACCACCTCCGCAACGTCGGCGGCGGGCTGGCGGAGCAGGAGCGTTTTCACTCGCTGCGGCGTCCAGTTCGGGTTTTCCGCGTTGCAGGATTCAAAATCTGTCAGCGCCTCCGCGCGCTTGATGTAATCAGTCATCATTTACCCTCCTGTTTCATTCTCGCGCGAGCTTGGAAATTCTCCAATTCTCCGGCCTTTTCTGCGCGCCCATGATTTGCTCCAACGGCCCTCGTTCCTCGCACAATGCGTATTGCTTCCACCTGTACCCCTGAAATGTGCGGTTTTTAGTCATCTCTTCACGTGAAATGTAAAGCTGCTTATATTCGAGAATATACATTCTGTTTCGCCTCCCGCGTTTTTCTGCTGAAGCTCATCCCTTGCCCTCCATTTCCTGCAAATCCTTCTCGGCTTCTTCGCGGCTCAAAAATACGGTTTTGCCGATGTCCTCTGGTCTGATCGTCCCGAGACCTAGCGTATTCAGCACAGTCCGCCCGTTCAGTGTGCTCACGCCCGATACGGTAAAACTATATACCCGCTTAACCGGGTGATTGCAGTACGTCCACAGTTCATCTCCCTGCCTGCACGGCAGCACCACCACACGCCCGTCCTTGTCGGCCTCGGCCAGCTCGCGGAGGCGGCTAGGCTCCACGCCCAGCGCCTGCGCTTTCCGCTCAATGCAATCATCCATTGTCCGCCCTCCTAAATCAGTAGAATGTGCTCTAGGCCCTCCTCAAGGTCACAGTTCTCGGCAAATCGTTTCGCATCGTCCTCCGTGTAAACGTTTGCCAAATCCTCACGCGCTTTTGCGATGCGATCACTTATGGTTTGAATCTCGGCATCCAATTCTGCAAGAATCGCAAACAGTTCAGCCTTTTTCTTTTCAATATCCATCCTTTATCCCCTCCAATGCTTTCTCCGCCGCTTCGCGGGTGAGAAATACGGTCTTACCAAATCCGTTTAGCGCTACGCCATACTCCCGCCCTCTGGCGCCTATTGGCTCAAGGCCAATAAAGCCGATTTCATTGCCCATACCAATCCGCTTGACCTCGCACTCGCTTATATGCTTATCCGTGTCCATCAAGGCGAACACCCGCTGGCCCACCTTGCACGGTAGCACCACCACACGCCCGTCCTTGTCGGCCTCGGCCAGCTCGCGGAGGCGGCTAGGCTCCACGCCCAGCGCCTGCGCTGCCAGATTTATCATCGTGTCCTCCGTAAGCGGCACCTTCTTCCGCAGCGCCGCGTTCTCGTCGGTCAGGCGCTCGATTGCGTTAGCTGCCGCAAACTCGATGTATTCCCGCCGGTTTTGGATTTCTCCGACCTTGCAGTTTTCGCACGCGTCGTCGTGTCCAAGCCCCTTCGCGCAGCACCGCAGCGCCTGCACGATTTCCTGCCCTGTCATGCTGTGCCCTCCATCGCCTTCCCCCACGCGGCCAGTTGTGCGCGGATGGCTGCGCAGAGCTTTCCGACCTTGTTCTCGTCCTCGATGCGGCTGACAGCCTGCGTCAGCTGGTTGAATGCCGCCTGCCACTGGCTGAAATGCAGGTGCGCGGCCGTCACGTCCTTGTCGGACATGGCAAGCTTTCTGCGCAGATCCTCGACCTCTCCGGTCAGACGCTCCTTTTCCGCGTCCGAAGAGGCGGCTTCCGCCATTGCCTTTGCCGCCGCCAGCTGCTGCTTCAGCCCTTCCGCCTCCTTGCGGACGCGCTCGATCTCCTGTTCGGTCTTTGTGGTCTGCTTCCGCCATTCGTCGGTTTTCTTGCGCAGCTCCGTTTCCGCCTGCGCCCGGACCTTGGCCTCCGCATCCCTGATTGCCTGCTCGTCGCGCTGGACGGCCACCTCGACCGGGCGATTCCGGAGCGCTTCCAGCTCGTCCGCCATGCGGCAGGCCTCATCCTTCGCGGCGGTCAGCTCATCTTCCATGCCGCGCAGCTTCTCATAGGCCTCCTCGGCCTCTTTCTTCGCATGCTCGGCGCGGAGGGAATCGCTGTTTGCCTGCCGCAGGGCGCTTTCGCGCTCCTGCCGGGCGGTATCGCGTTCTTTGATCGCTTTTTCCAGTTCCCGGGCGGAAAGATTCTCCGCATCGACCGCTTCGGCGAATTCCTCGCGCTCGTCTTCCGGCACGGCCAAAAGCCGCAAAGCATTGGAAATACTGAGATTTTGCAACGTTGACGATTCTGGAACAGCCCCGAAAATGCCGATCTGCGCCGCGCCGTATTCATTGAATACCCGCATAAATCTGGTCGCGGTCGCCTGGGAAAACTCCGTGTTTTCCTTCAGCCACGCGCCCCAGCCGCCATACGGAACCATGCTCTTTGCGGCCTCCAGCCGCCGGCCGATCTCGACGCCATAGTAAAGCGTCATGGCCTTTGCCTGCCGGGTCAGCTCCCGGATCTCCGCCCCGAGCCGTTCGGGGGATACTGTCAGATTCTTCTCACTCATGCCGCAGCCTCCTTTTTCTGTTTCTTTCCGGCAATCTTCATCCGCCGGATGTGTTCAAGCCATCTGTCTACAAATTCCTGCACTTCTTTCGTCGGCGGGCAGTTCCGCAGGCCGTGATTCTGAAGCTCTTTCACTGTTTTCAGTTCCACCTGCAGGGTAAACCACGGCTTGTCCGGCGCATCCGCGCGGCGGATGAAGAAAATACAGCTGTCGCCGCGCGCCACGGTCGCGCCGTAGGTGCCGACACAGTGGTGAAGGGCACTGCCCTCATCGACCAGTTCTTCCTCGGTATGGACGGGCCGGATGCAGATCCCGCCGTCCTCCCAAGCCCACGCCTCCAGCGGCGCGACGGCCTTTTCAAACGCCGGGCGGCGCTTTTCGATCTCGGCTTGCTTCCTGCGCTTTTCTTTTTCGTTTCGAGCGATGCGCTCCGCCTCCACGAGCCGGTCGTGCTCGCGCTTGAGGCTTTTCGGGAGCTGGACGTGCTCATCCCGCAGGTCAAGCCCTGCGCGCCGGGCCATGTTCCAGTAGTCTAGCAGCATTGCGATGTCGGACTTTTGCCGTTCCAGATACCGCAGGCAGCGCATGACGGTCAGCCTGCCGCGCAGTAGCTGCATGCTTTTTCCGCCTGCGGCGTCCGGCAGCAATACCTTTTCGCTGCACAGCTTGTTCAGGCCGTAGATCTGGAGCTTTTTCAGCAGCTTCCAGTCCTCCGGCAGCCGTACCGGCTCAAGCGCCCGCACCATCTTGTATTTCGCAAGATCGTCCTGTGTCCATTTCTCCCGGACGCAGAACGCAAATTCCTTCTTGTCCAGCCCCAGCATCCGGGCCGGCCGCTTCTGCTTCCAGTCGACCACCCATTCCAGCTTCGCGCTGTGGCCGCCGCAGTAGTCCCAGCTCTGTGTATCCCACGCGATCGCCCTTGCGACCATGCCCCCGCAGCCCTGAACGATCAGATTCTCAATGTTCCGGTGCTTCTGCCAGAGGCGCAGATACGCGACGGGCCGCGCCTCGTCTCCGGCCGCTTTCAGGTATTGGAGCAGAGCCGAATTTTCGATGGTCGTTCCGGATAGATTTTCCGGCTTGCGGAACCAGTTTTCATCCAGCGTCTTGCCCCATCTATCGTCGCAGCGCTTCACCTGCCGCCAGCTGTCAAAATAACGGATCGTGTTCATGAATTTCTGATAGCCGGTCAGCCGGACGGTCTTTTTCTGTTCAAATACATACGCCTCATACGGCCACATCCGGTAAACTTTCCGCGCGTCCTTGCCGATGTTCCGCTCCGCCCGCCAGCCTAGCAGGACGAATTTGCTCCCCAGCTGCCACGGTTCGCAGAAATAGACGTTATCGTCGATCCCGGCCCGTGAGAGCTGCCCGACGTGCTTTGCCCGAAGCTCCGCGCCGCACTTTGGACAGCGGAATTTGTCCTCCGGGCCGATCTGCATGATGCCCTCCACGAAGCCGAACGGCGCCCAGCCTCTGCCGCAGTCCGCCCCTCTGACCTTCTCTGCGATCCAGGTGCCGCCGCAGGCCGTGCAGGCCACGGACACAGCGTTTTCCCGTATGCCGGTCAGCGGATCGCGATAATATGTATCCCGGTAGATCGCGTACTCTGTTTTGAATTTCGTCCGGATGCACCAGTCCAGCGCACCCTCGGACGGCTGCCTCGGCAGCCGCTCCTCATAATCGATCTGTTCGCTCATCCGAAGAAATCCTCCAGATTCACGATGTTCTCTGCCGGCGCCGGAGGCGCGGCAGGTTCCGGTTTCGGCGCGGCCGTCTGCTCCGGCAGGCCGAAGTATTTGCGGATGGTCTTCTCGGCCTCCGGGCCGGTGCAGCAGCTCCCGTTTTTTCTCGCAAATGCCCGGATGTTGGCCTCGCAGCCCTTGAGGCTCATGCCGCCGTGCTTCAGATCGTCCAGCACCAGCTTTGCCGCTTCCTCATCCGGCGCGATCATCTCCAGCAGCTGCTCGCCGCACATCCACACCGGGCCGCGCGGCCCCTGCTGCTTGCGAATGATCTCTGTTACCTCTTGCAAATATTGATTCTGCATGTTATACTCTCCTTGTACTTGATTTGTCATGGAGAAGTGTAGGCTTCTCGGTCCTCGCCTGGCTGGAACCGGGCGAGGACATTTTTTATCCGAGCAGACCGCCCGGCTTATAGTTGAGCTTGGCCACGGCTGCGTTCTGGTGATATTCCTGCCGCTTGAAGCTGTATCCCCAGCGTTTAGCCGCCCAGAACAGGGCCGCTGTCTTGTCTGCCGCGTGAACGGTCAGCTGGCGGCCCGCGTAGCTGACCACGAAGTAGCTTTTTCCTGCATACCCGGGCTGCTCGACGATCTCCTGGCGCCGCGGCGCCCGCTCGCCGGGGTAGTCGATGCTATTTCGCAATGTGTTTGCGCCTCCTTATCTGGTTGTCGGCATGGACCATCTGCTTTCCCGCTGCAAGATCGGGCTGCAGGCTGTCCCTGTCTCGGTGGTTTACATCGTAGATGTGGTTCCTGATGCTCTCATATAGCGTCCATGTGCAGCACCCGGCGCGGCATGTGCCGCTTCGGTCCGGGCAGTTCCGGCCGCAGGGCGGCGGGATGGGCCGCATGCGCGGCGCAAAATAATTCACTCCGCTTCCTCCTGTACGTGCTGCAGCCAGGCCGCGAGCGTTTGCAGCGCCGTCTCGCGCTGCAGCAGGTCTTCGACCGTGTCCCGGTCGACGCGCGGCATGCTCTGCAGGAGCTCCCGGTCATTGGCGCAGTCATCGGCAAAGGCCAGGACGGCGTCGATGATGTCTGCCAGCTGATCCGGCCGGAGCTCTACCGGGATCTTTGGCTCGTTCTTCACCGGCTTCACAGGATCCCGTAGGTCGTCAGGCCCAGCGCGATCGCGCCGGTCGCGACGCAGGCGTCGGTCATCTCTGCGTACCCGGCGATCACCGCCAGCACAAAGGCCGCGCCGCCCAGCCACACGCAGCAGGTCTTCGCCACGCGCCGCATGGCCTCCTGGTACCGCAGCTCCTCCAGCAGCCGCTCCTGCCGCTCCCTGGTCTCTTCCTCCGGCTCATACCCGAGCCGCTCTGCAAGGTTGGTTCTCATTCTGCGTCCTCCTTCGTCTCCGGCAGGCGTTCTGCCGATTCTACCAGTGCCATAAGCCGCTTGTAGGTCTCCGTCCTTTCCCTGGCGCGTTTTGCGAGGGTTGCATGCCGTTCAGACAATTCCGCCACTTGCGCGTGTGCAGCCATGTTCTCGTGCTCATTCGCCGCGTTGTTTGCCACGATCACAAGCAGCTCCAGCGTGTGCTTCAGCTCAAACCAATCGTCTCCGCTTAGAATCAGTTTCCGCATTCCGCTTATCCTCCTTCGCCTCCTGCATCCGCCTGACGAGCCGCGCCAGACGGGCGTTTTGCGTCACGAGCTTCTGCGCGTCCAGGTCCAGCCCCTTGCGCTTGAGCCCGCCGATGATCTGCGCCGCCTGGCACTCACACACCAGCGCCGCCTCGATCAGATCATGCAGCTCCTGCGCATCCAGCGTCAGGGTGTAGGTCTTTACCTTCGCCATAATATCGACTCCTATGTACGCGCCTTACGGCGCGTTTAATTGCTGGCCGCGGGCAGACGCCCTTCGGCTGCGGCCCGCTCGAGGATCTGCCACGCCACGCGGCGGGCGGCCTGCCGGTTGGCCTCCTTCTGCTCCGGCGTCAGCCGGCGCAGGTAGTTGTCGGCGATATACGCCGTGCAGTTTGGAAAATGATACTCGGCCACGATGTGCGGCTCTTCGTCCGCGATCGGGTCATACTGTTTTCGCATGGTTCAGCCTCCTTCCGGCGTTAGTTTTTCCAGATTTTACAGTCTTACGCTTTTTACCCTTGTTCGGTCCCCGCCCACGTGGTAAGATGTTGGCGGGTGGTGTTTTTATGACTGATAAACAACTTAAAATTTGCGCCGCTGTCGTTCGCAAGCACAGGCTCGGCGACATTCTCGACGAAACCGGCTGTGGCAACTATCTGGTGCTCCAGGACGCTATGCCCGTTGGGGCGCTCAGATTCAATGACGATGCGTGCAACGACGATACCCTTGTGACGCTGGCCGACTTCGCGCAGGAGGAATACGACAAGCACGTGCAGGACACTTCTCGGTATCGGCTCTCCATTATCCTCTCGGCGTTGGCCCTCTTGATTTCCTTCGCCGCGCTGCTCTTTTCGTCCAGCTCTCTTTTCGGCTGGCCGTTTACGCCCGCGTAAAGGCGATGATGGCGACGGCCAGCGTCAGCAGCGATACGATCATCGACGCGATCCCGATCACCAGCTGGACGATTGCCCGACGCTTGCGCGTCCGTTCCCGGTCGCGCGCTTCTTCCCGCGCCCATCTGGCGAGCTTTTCTTCCTTCGTTTCCATGCTCACATCCCCCTGATTGCCACGATCAGCGCGGCCAGCGCGACGATCATATTGACGATGGCGTTCCACAGCGCTTCGCGCCTGCGGTCCTGCAGGTCTTCCCGCCGCCATTCTTCCAGACGGCGTTCGAAGTCTTCCATGTTCACGCCTCCTTCCGCTCGTCTTTCTTGCTCTCCTGCGCCAGCATCATGCCGTAGGCGATATCGCTCAGGCGCTGGAGCTGTTCGTCGGTCAGATTCCCGGACTGTTTTTTCAGGTAGTCCATGACCTGCTTTTCCTTCTCGGACATTGTTCTCACCTCGTATTCTTGTAAGTACGTTAGCATTTTCTTAAGCTGCTTACATCATACACTAAGTCAATTAACTTGTCAAGCCCTGTTTTTTAATTAGCTTAATATTTTTCTTGACTTTTGTCGGCCCGTGTGTTAAGCTGGTTACATAAAGGAGGGATTCAATGCAAACTTTTCAGGATCGTCTTCGCTCCCTGATTGACGCACTCGGCATTACAAAAACAAAATTTGCCGAAGATCTGCATGTTTCGTCCGCATTTGTCTCCATGCTCTGCTCCGGCAAGTCTCTGCCAAGTGACCGCACGATAGCGGATATTTGCCGAAAATATAATGTGAGCGAGGCCTGGCTTCGCACCGGCGAGGGCGAGATGAAGCAGAAGCTGACGAGGAATCAGGAGATCGCCGAGTTCATGGGCGTCGTCATGCACGACCCGGACGACTCGCCGCGCAAGCGGTTTGTATCGATCATCAGCAAGCTCAGCGTCGACGAATGGCAGCTGCTCGCCGAGATCGCAAAAAAAATGGCCGAGGACGGATGACCGCCCTCGGCTCTTTTTTCTCTATGCGACCAGTCCGCGCATGAAGCGCCAGACCAGATCGAGTTGTTCCGTCGTCGCAAGCCGCAGCATGCGGCGGATGTCCTGCAGGTAAAAACTTCGCGTCATTCTATCCGTTCCCCCATTCTTCCACAAAAATACCGTTCATTTTTTGTTCACTTTCCCGGTTGTGCTTTCCTCGGCGGTGGCTTACAATATTTGTAGGTTCCTTTTCCTGACTCGCATGATTATATTAGAACATACGTTCGTTAATTACAATTATGAGAGTCTACAAAAATTTACATATCAAACTGGAGGTTTTGTCATGAGTGCTGCTCTTGAGAGTGCCCATCTTAATAGCATGGTGCGCGACCGTAAGGGTCATAGCCTACTCGCTTTTCCCAGCCGCTATGTCGTTCTTGACCTCGAAACGACCGGCCTTGACCCTCAGTATGACGATATCATCGAAGTCGCTGCAATCCGCATTGTCGACGGCGCAATAGAGGACTCTTTTTCATCCTTGGTCAATCCCGGATACTCTATCGACGAATTTATTGCTGAGCTCACCGGCATTACCGATGATATGCTTGCTCCTGCACCTTCTCTTGATTCTGTGCTTCCGGCATTCCTCTCGTTCATTGGCTCTGATGTTGTCGTTGGTCATAACGTTAATTTTGACATCAACTTTATCTATGATTCTTGTTCTGCTCTCTCACTCGAACCGTTTTCAAATGATTTCGTCGACACCATGCGCATAAGTCGTAAGCTTTTCCCAGAGGATCGTCATCACCGTCTTAAAGATCTTATCTGCAGATTTGGGATTGACGAATCTGTCGCGCATCGCGCCTTTTCTGATGTTGAGCAAACCGACAAGTGCTATCGTTACCTGCGCGACTATGTTTCCAAACACAGTATTTCTTTGGAACAGCACCACAAGCCGTGGAGGGCCGGGGATATTGTTCCGGAAACTGATCATTTTGACGAATCGTCTCCGTTTTTCGGCAAGGTCTTCGTGTTCACCGGCACGCTGGATAAGATGCCGCGAAAAGCTGCCATGCAGTTGGTCGTAGACCGTGGCGGCGTATGTCTTGACGGTGTCCGGAAAGATGTTAATTACCTTGTTCTCGGTTCCAGCGATTATAGTAAAATCAAAGACTGGAAAAGCAACAAGCAAAAGGCTGCTGAGAAGCTTCGCCTTAAAGGAAACGACATTGAAATTATCAGCGAAAATGTTTTTTATGAAATGCTTGATGCCTGAATGGAGGTTTTATGTACTGTAACAAATGCGGCAAGGAGATCGACGATGAGGCTCTGATCTGCCCGTACTGCGGCTGCGGGACCGTGAATTACATCCGCGACCAGGCGAAGGCTGAGTCCCGCGCGCGGGAGCCCCGCCAGCCCGTGCAGAAGAAGCGCTCGACTGCGCTGCTGCTCTGTATCTTCCTCGGCGGCTTCGGTGCACATCGGTTTTATGTCGGCAAGATCTGGACCGGTCTGCTTTGGCTCATCACGCTTGGGTTCTGCGGCATTGGCACGCTGGTCGACTTTTGCCGGATCTATGATAACAAGTTCACAGACGACGCCGGGCGCCCGCTCTACGATGAGTACACGGATGGCATGACGCCTGAGGAATACGAGTCCGCCGTCGCTGGTCCCCGCAGAGTCCGGAAAGTTATCATCGTCATTGCCCTTGCGCTTTGTGCTGGCTGCTTCCTGTTCGTCCGCGTCATCCCCGGCCTCATGTACGCGCTTGGTCTTTGAGATGTCGCCCGCGCCGCTGGCCGAACAACGGCGCGGGCTTTTGCTTGCGCAGGCGACCGGGAGCCGTCTGTAACTTTAGGGTAGCCTGTCCACGGTAGTCTTGTAAAGATATAACAGTTGCTTTTTGCAGTCAGACGTCTTGCTTTTTTGGGGGGAATGACATGTTTTGAAGGAAAAATTATCTGATTTATGCCGTGAGCAGAAGCAGACGATCACTCCGCGCAAAACAAACCAGGACGTCGCCGAAAATACCGACCTTTCCGTCGGCACCGTCTCCCAGTTCTTTCGCGGCGACATCAAAAATCCGTCTGTTTACACGGTCGGCCCGATCTGCCGGGAGATGGGTGTCTCTATGGATGAGTATTTCGGCATCCCGCATGACGAGCCTGCCGAGTCTTCCGAGCCTCCCGATGCTGAAAAACTCCGTGCCGAGACCGCGGCGCTTCGTGCGCAGCTTGCCCAGCAGCAGAAGTCCCTGCGCATGCACCGACTTGTGACGCTCATCCTCTTGGGTATTCTTTTGCTGTGTGCCCTTGCGCTTGTGGCCGACGTGCTCATCCCATCAATCGGCTGGATCCGCACATAAATAAAACCGCCCCGGCCGGCGCCGGAGCGGTATCCGTATAACCTTTTTCCCTTGTGGTGAGAATCTGCCTATGAAATTTACATCTACCTGGAAAATCTCCGACCCGCTCGCGCAGTACATCATTTACCTGCGTAAGTCCCGGAAGGACATGGAGGCCGAAGCTCTCGGCCAGACCGACACGCTCAAACGGCACCGGGCCGCGCTTTTGTCGCTGTCCGAAAGCCGCGAGCTGAACGTCGTGGAGATCTGCGAGGAAGTCGTGACCGGCGACTCCATCGCCGTCCGGCCGGAGGTGCAGAAGGTCCTGCAGCTCGTCGAGACCGGGAACTACGCGGGCGTCATCGTCATGGAGGTTGAGCGTCTGGCGCGCGGCGACACCATCGACCAGGGCATTATTGCCCAGACCTTTAAATACTCCGACACCCGCATCATCACGCCGAACAAGACCTACGACCCGAACAACGAGATGGACGAGGAATACTTTGAGTTCGGCCTCTTTATGTCCCGGCGCGAGTACAACACCATCAAGCGCCGCCTGTCGCGCGGCAAGGAGGCGTCTCTGCGTGAGGGCAAATGGATCTCCGGCAAGACACCCTTCGGCTGGCTGCGCGAGAAGCTGCCGAATGACAAGGGCTACAAACTCGTCCCGCACCCGGAGCAGGCACCCGTCCTGCAGCAGATCTACAACTGGTACACCGGCGATGGCTGCGCGCGCATCGGCGCGAAGGCGATCTCCACGCGGCTGAACAGCCTCGGCGTCCCTACCAACTCTGGCAGCCTCTGGCGCGCGGACTCTGTGCTGGATATCCTGCGCAATCCGGCAAACGCCGGATGGATCAAATCCGGCGGCAGGCCAGAGACAAAGCGCATCGTTGACGGCTCCGTCGTCGTCAGCCGTCCCCGCACCCGGCAGGAGGATCTGAAGCTTTATAAAGGGCTGCACAACGGCCTGATCTCGCAGGAGCAGTACGACAAGGCCGTCGCTCTGAGCTATTCCAGCGCCAGCCCGCGCGGCAAGGGCGCATGGGGGACCGTGACGAGCCTCGCCGGGCTCGTCCGCTGCGACCAGTGCGGCCGCGTGATGGTTCGCCGTCCGTCGTCCGGCAACCGCCGCGATACGCTCCTTTGTCCCTCCTACGGCTGCACGACCGTCAGCGCGTGGTATGATGATGTGGAGGACGCCGTGCTGGATGCTCTGCGTGGCTGGCTGCGCGAGCTGGAGCTCGGTGAGGCCGCTGCGCCAGATGACACGCCCATGCGCACCGCGCTCGAGTCCTCGATCTCCGCCGACCGTAAGCAGCTTGCCAAGCTGGAGGCGCAGGAGGCCCGCGCGTATGAGCTGGTCGAGACCGGTGTCTATACGCCGGAGATCTTCCTGCAGCGCTCGCAGGCGCTCGCCGCTGACAAGCAGGTCATCGTCGACCGCATCGAGGCAAGCCAGACCACGATCCATGAGCTGGCCCGTGCCAGACAGGCCCGCGCCCGTCTGGCCCCCGCCGTCCGCCGCGTCCTCGAGACCTACCCGCTCGCCGCATCCCCGCAGGAGAAAAACGCCCTCCTGAAAACTGTCCTGCAGAAAGTCCTCTACCATAAACAGACCAAATCCTACACCAAATCCGGCAGCGACATGCACGTCACCCTCTATCCCCTCGCTGATTGATGGTTATACATTTATTCGGTACGCATGAATGAATCCCGTCTAAATATAGATTCTATAGCAAGCGGAAATCCCTCCTGGTGACAGGAGGGATTTCTTTATTTTGCGATATGCTCATAATACGCCATGAGCTTCTGTTCCGGCCCCGGGCCGTCCTTGTCGAGCAGGAACGCCTTTGCCAGCGCGGCGTAGAACTCCGGGCGGTTGAGGCCGAACTCTACGGCGACGGGGTAGTAGTCCGAGTACATCATGTTCATGGTCACGCCCCACGCCCAGCGCGGGACCACTGGTGCCTGAATGCCCATGCTCTCGGCCACAGCCGTTGTCTGTTCCATCGTCCAGTGCGGTCCGGTCGTGCCGTCGGCGTTTTGCATGTTTGCTGCCCACTGCATGGCGGTCGCGCGGTCAAACTCGACCGTCTCCGGCTCGTCGTGGTCCTCGAGCTTATCCAGCCGGCACAGCAGATCTGTGACTGCTGCGGCCTGCTCGACCGTACGCATGGACACCGGGCACTCCGCGATCTCCCGTAGCGCGGCGTGGAGTTTGTCTTTATACGCCTGCATGATAGCACCTCATGCGAGCTTGAGCAGCCCCGTGCAAAGCTCGATCACGGAGCCTGCGGCCGTGCTGTCGGTCGTCGCCACGAGCGTGAATGTATGATTGACGCAGCAGCAGCACCCGGACAGCTCCAGATCCGTCTCCGTGTGGATCTCCGCATTGCCGGATGCCGGCAGCGTGACGCGCTTGAGCGTGCAGGGCAGCGCGACGCCGTCCATGTACCACTGCAGGGTCAGGACGCCCGCGGCCGTCGCCGCGATGACCGCATCTGCGGCCAGATGATACAGGCCGATCTTGACCGTGTCGTAGCTCTGCGGCTCGACCTGGATGGACGAACCGGAATTGACGACCTTTGCCCCGGCCAGCGTCAGCACGTTTTCGCTGTCTGCCGCGAGCAGTTGGGGCGCGTTATTAAAATATCGGACGCATGATTTTTGATACGCCCGATTTCCATTGCCGTTATTACAAGCCATTTTCATTACTCCTTCCGTTTGGGCTTATGTGAAGGGGCATTATGCCCCGGATAGCTATATCAGGATGGGTCCGCGTCAGCCGCCGCAGCCGCACGGATTGCAGGGCGGGTTCTGGTAGTACCTGCCCAGCTGGCCGAGGATGTACTGCGACTGCATATAGTCGTTGTTCGCGGCGCGGCTCTGTGCGAGTTCGTCGCGCAGGCGCTGGTTCTCCTGCTGCTGCAGGAGCGTCCGGGTCGCCTCGCCCTCGGCGTGGATGGCCGTCTTGATCTCGCACGCGTTGATGCTGGAGTTGTAGTTGACGCCGTCGATCGCGCGGAGAATGTCGCAGCAGCACTTCTGCTGCACAGAGATGCCGCTCTCCGTGACGGACTGCAAATCGCGCAGCTCGCCGAGGATGTTGTAGGCGTTGTCCTTGACGGCGCTTGTGACGTCGTACGCGCCCTGACGCGTTGCGGCCACGCCCTCGTTGTTCTGGCGCTCCAGAGCCGCAAAGTCCGTTGCACGCTGTACGTCGGCCTGCGTCGCCGGGGCACTCTCGCCGCTGCCGCCGAAGCCTCTGCCCGCGAAGAGCAGGAAGAACAGCGCGATCAGGATGACAATGCCCCATCCGCCGAAGCCATAATCCTTATCCATGGTTTTCCCTCCTTTCTGGGTGGAATGAAATTTGATAGGCGCTTTCGCGCGGTATCACTTGCCGATCTGGCCGACGAGCTCGCCGACCGTCTTGTTTTTGTTTGCCTCGAACCACGCCTCAAAGCCTGGCTGCGAGGCCAGGAAGCTAAGCACCATCTGCGGGCTCTGCCCCTGCAGCGTCGTCTTCGCTGTCTGCAGCAGACCGTTCAGCAGCTTGTTTCCCCCGCCGTTTCCGCCCATCAGGGCCATAATCGGATTTTGCATTGAGCTTTCCCTCCAGTTCTTCGATTTTCCCGGCCATGCTCTGCAGGCCGGCCGTGATCTGTTTCAGCTGCTCCTGCAGCTGGTTTGCCGCCTTTTCCTCTTCTGTCGGCTCCGGGAAGATCCGGAACCGCGCGATGGTCTTGGCCGCCATGCTGTCCGTGCGGATGTAGTACAGCAGGTTCTCGGTCTCGTGCAGCGCGAGCGCGTTGTCGTTCGGCTGCATCTGCAGGTTGTTGATGCTGGCCTCGCTGGCCACGGTCAGCACGCCGAGCTTCGGCGGCTGCGGCGGCAGCTGCGGGCCCTGCGGCCGCGGCATGGGCTGCAGCTGGATCTGCTGCGCGCCGTCCATCTCCCAGCGGCCCGTGTACGGGTTGTACGCCATGCGGTATCGCCCCTTTCTGCTACCATTCTAGCGTTTCCCCGTCCCCGCTGGGGGGCATTTGTGTACCATTTGTGTACCATTTGTGGGACATGTGGGCATAGAAAAAGCGCCATGAGCCGTTGCTCATGGCGCTTTCTCTTTGTCCGTTTTCCCTACCAGACGGCGGGCGGTGTTGTAGATGTGCGGCAGGCGGCGGGAGATGGTTTTTCGGTCGACGCCGATCTCGGCGGCGGCGTCCATCTGCGGGAGCCTGCGCACGATATAAAGCTTCACGATCTGCCGATCGATCACGTCCAAAAGTCCCTCGTCAGTGACGCGCTCCCAGTCGCTGCGCGTGAGGTGTTCCAGCTCCTTCGGCAGAGCCAGCCGCGCAGTTATGCTTTCGTCACTCCCTTCGGCCCGCCGCCGGGCAGGCCTTACTTTTCCTTGTGCTTCAACACGGCGATATTGCCCTTGTTGCTCACTTCGAGATCCAGCGCGGCGGCGATATCGCGCACTTTGATGTAGTTCGTGCCATCTTTCAGGATGCGTTCAACGGCGACTTCTTTACCGTCTACGATGATCTTGCTCTTTTCGACCACTTCTTTTTCCCCCTCTCCGTTCTTTCCATCTTCGAGGGCCATCACGGTATGGCCCGAGCTTACCAGCACGTCCCCGCGCAGGAGATTGGCGTCTGTCGTCAGGTACTTGCTGCCGGTCAGCAGATCAAAGTCTCCCGTCGCAGGCCAATCGTGCAGCATGCAGTATGTCGTGCAGCTGTTGCCCTGCCGACGGTAGAGCGCTTCGACCGACGCGCAGCCTGCAGCCACGGCGCAGAGCGTCATGAGACCGGAGCAGTCCGTCTCCACGGGCTTTGTGATCTTGCTCACGTCCCATCCGACGGCTTTGGCGGCCTCATACGCCGTGTTCCGGTCGCTCATGTCGTAACCGATGTTCCGGTTTTTAATGGACGCCTCGCACGTCTGCGCGGCCCGCTCGGCCTTTTTGCGGCTCTTGTAGCGCAGGACGCCGATCCAACGCCCGTTGTACCAGCGCGAGATATTCAGTTCCCTCCCGGTCTGGTTGCCGGGCTGCTGGTTCCAGCCGCCGGTCTCGCCGAGGCTGGCCTGTCCGATCTTGATGCTCATGCCCGCTCACTCCCGTACAGCTCGTGGTGCAGCTGCAGCACGGCGGCCTCGATCAGCTTATCGATCGTTTCCACATCAAATTGAATGCCCTTCTCGGCGAGGAAGTTCACGACATACGCCTTTTTCGCCGCGCCGTCCGTCGCGGTGTACAGCTGCTCCGCCGCCTTTACGCCGATCTCAACGTAAGTGCGGAGCGTTTGCAGCTTATCCGCGTCGATCTTCGTCTTGATCCACGGGATCAGAAATGCCGAAACGAGCGCGCTGATGAGCGCGATCACTGCCGAGATGATTTGCGTGTAGTCCATATGTATGCTCCTTTCAATCTTTCAGCACGATCTCCGCGATGCGTGCTGCCGCTTCCGGGCCGTATTTTTCAGCCCATTTATCCATGTACTTCTGCGCGTACTTCGCGCGGTTCTCGTTCTTGGCCTTCCAGAGATAAAACCCGCTGGAAGCCGTCGTTTCAGCCAGCACCGCAAGCGTGATCTCTGTCAGATCTGCGCCTGCCGCGCAGGCGATGATGAGCGCGAGGCTGACGAGCGCGCTGCAGATCAGCCACTTCTTGCTAAACTCCATTGTGCTCACACTGCTTCTCGAGCTGGTGCAAAAACTTTTTTACGTCGCCGTTTCCGCCCAGCTTGACGTATTTCTGCCCGGCGATCAGGCGCTCGGCCATTGGCATTTCCTCCGACATGATGGTCAGACGGAGGATCGCCAGATACTGCTCGTCCTGATGCTCCTGCATTTTCCCGAGCTTTTTGTTGATCTCTGTAAGACGCTCCTCCTGCGTTGTGGCCTTGCCGCGCTTTTTCTGTATCGCGCCGACGATTGCCTGAACGACGGTCGTCAGCGCAGACGAACCGAGCACGGCGCAGACGAGGGTAACGATGATTGTCTTGGTGTCCATGGCTATGTACCTTCTTCCGTGATCTTCTTCCACCCGTCCGGGTTAACTGATGGGTTCCAGACGTTGGCGGCGAGCAGGGATTCGTAGAGCTCGTCCTTCCACCAGCCTTTTTCGCCTTTGGAGAAGGCAAGGCCGGCGGTGATGGTCTCGGGGATGAGGCGGTAGCCCTGCTTGTACTGGATATCCTCCCAGAGGTTCTTGGCGGCGTCCGGCGTATTTTCTGCCGTGTCCCAGAGGTCGACGGCGGCGCGCTTGATGCCGCCCTGCCAGCATATGCGCGTACCGGACTTGACGAGACTGCCGTCCCCCGTCAGCTGCGGGAACAGCTCCGGGGCCTCGGACGCGGTCTTATCGTCGAGAGAGGCAGCAGCCGTCTCGATGGCGTAGCGCAGGTCCTTCGCCCTTTCCTCGCCGATGGCGGTATAGACGGGCATGCCCATGAGGGTGGCGGCAGTGTGCTGGGCGGCGGCTTTTTCGGCCTCTGCCCGCTCTAGGGGCATGGGCTTGCCCATTTTGACGGTGATGGTGCCGTCGCGGTTGTCGGTGACGGGACCGGCGAGGATGAAATCCGCGTAGTCGTCCATGTAGCGGTCCTCGGCGGTCTCGGTCGTCGACTTGACGGTTCCGTCCTCGTTCATCTGGACGTTGCCCTCTGCGTCCAGCACAGGGACGGCCGTGGTGTAGCGGTGGATCATGCCCCAGACGGCGCCGTCGCAGAACAGCGCCAGCGGGTCTGCAACCGCGCTCTTTTCGATGGTGACGGCGCGGCTCTCGCGCCCGCCCCAGTCGGCGTCGCGCATGCGGCCGGCGGCCGGCCGCGTCTCGATCTCCTGCCCTCCGATGGTGATGTACCAGGTGTCCATAAGTTCCTCCTGTCTATTGCTGCACGGCATTGGCCTGCAGCCATGCTAATAGTGCTCCTGCTGGTGGCTCGTCAACGGTCACTGTCCGGAACGCTTCTTGCGTCCAGTTTCCGTTGAAACCCGCATACCACGTTCCTTCCGTTTTGCTGTTGTAAGTGTTTGATGGCGTAGGATGTGCCGTCTTTCAAAATGTGGTGTGTGCCCATGTGGGTCCTCCTTTATGCTGCAAGGGTGTAGGTGCCGTCTGGGTTGGCAATGACGGCGGTGGTGGCGGGAAGGGTGAAGGCGGGGCGGACGCCGTTCCCGTTTCCACAGTACTGTTCGGTGACATTCCCGGCGGTATCCAACACGTACACGTCTGTACTTGAATATTCTTTTGGGGTTCTGGTCCATTGATGAATATTAGATCCATTTAGTTTTGCGACAGCAAGCAGGCTACGCACCGTCTGGTCCAATGGAGTCCCATCTCCGCCTCCGCTCTTCAGCTCACCTATGGACAGTATAAACGCATTTTTCGTTAATTCTCTCCTCGTTTGATATTCATCGATGTAGCAGTAAATTTTTGTTTGCCCTGCCGCGCCTTGAATGGCAGAGTCCAACAGCCCGAACCATGTATCCGCGAGGAAATCGGATACAGTGGATGTTGGGAATAGGTTGGAGGTGCTCCCCTGGGAGAACGCAATTCGTTCGTAGCATTCCTTGCGCACAATCAGCGTGCGCCCTGCGCCGTTAAGTCCGCTCTCGTAGTCGTGCTTCGCAATATAAAACGGCACGGGGCTGCCGGATTCATTCAGGTACAGGATCGCGCCGGGGGTGATGGTGTTCAGGGGAATGCCCTTCGAAAACGGTACGGTGAACGCCGTCCCGCCGATGAGGTTCTTCCCGGCTTTGCATCCGTAGCCTGTGCCGCCGATCAGATCCCGGCCACCCGTCACGGAATAGGCCGTGCCGGAGATCAATGTCTTGTGCGCCATGGGGCCTCCTCACTCATACTGCCAGTTGATGGCCATGTTCTCGGTCGGCGTAGTCTCCGCGGAGACCAGCGTCTGCTTGGTGATGTTGCCGGTCTTCATATAGTCCGTGCCCGCCACGGCCACCGCCCACGCCGTCGGCTTCCCGCTGGCGTCC